TTACTCGCCACCGCCCACACTTTCAACTCTACTATTAGCTAACGCTAGTAAATCGCTCATGTTCATCTGCGCTATATTGTTATTGTTGCTGGTTTCTATTACTTGGATCTGTTCTTTTCCAAACAAACTAACGCCCGCATCAATGAAAAGTTTAGAAACCTTTTCAGCCGCTACGATAATATTAGCGCTATCCTTTTCGTTATTAGTTAAGCTCGCGCGCTTGATCATCTTGATCAGTTCGCCTCTAGCCACCACCGCGCAAAATAAGATCTGTTTTTTAATGTAAGCGGTATTCATCGCTTTCAATAAGAGTTCGTCGCTCGTGGTTTCAGTGATCGCTTCTAAAACGATCGGATCTAAATTTAAATGATCTAAGCTTTGTTTTAAAACTTCTTTCACTTCTTCTTTTTTCGTGTCTAAAAACAAATCCATGTTTTTTTCGGTTAGCTTATCGCCTAAAATCTCTTTTATTTCTTTTTCTTCTAAATCTTTCGTTATCCTGCGTTTTACCCAGTTTTGGCGTGTTTTAATATAGTTTAAATAATTCTCGTTCATCTTATATTTTTTCGCTAGTTCTTTAATGTTCATTCCTAGCGTTTCATACATCGCTCTGATTTCATTGAAAATTTTTCGGCTCGTCCATTCGCCTTTTTTGGCCCATTGGTTAAGCGTTTGTCGGCTTATGTTAAATTTTGCGGCGATCTCTGCTTGAGTGGTTAAAGTGTCCTCATAAGCTTCTCTAACCGCTCTTTTTAGATCTATTTGTGAAAGGGTTTCGTTATCTTTTTTTTCTTCTTCCATTACTGCGATCCTGTTCCTGTTAAGCTTTGGTATTTTTTGAGATCGATTTTTCCGCTCGTTTCATTAATGTAATCGGCTTTGTCTTGGTATTCTTTGATTTTAGCTAACATTAGCGGCGATACACTACCGCCCAAACTCTCCAACATTTGCATGTTTTTCTTTAGCGAGTTCAATAGCATTTCTTGCGTTTGCGCGCTTCTTGCGGTGTTTTCTTCCTTGCTTCTAGCTCCCCACATTGTCATAGCTTTTGCTTCATCTCTTAATTTTTGCGTTACCTGCCCGCCTTGTGCCATGGTCTTTGCGACTCTGTTAGCGTAACTAATCCTAGCGTTATCGGTTTTAGCTAAATCATAATCAATGCCTTTTAAACCTTTCGTCTTGTGGTTGATCCATAGCTTAACTTGATTGATTAGCCCGCTGTGCTCTTGCGCTTTTTTGATCAAATCGTCTCCCAAATCTAAAGCCTTAATATCATCAAAAATATCCTGTGTAGCTTTGTTAATGCTCGCTAACCTGGTTTTATTTTCGCTTTTTAGGTTCAAGTTCCCGTTTAGATTCACATTCAAATCCAAACCTAAAAACTTTTTAGCCATGTAGTAATCAAACGCTGTAATACTTCTATCTTTGATCTTGTTATCCAAATAAGCGATCCCGGTAGATAGATAAGACGGCTCAGTTTCTAAATCCTTAACGCTTTCATTAGCTAAATTGTGATTAGCTAAATTTTGATTATTAGCTAAAGATTGATTATTAGCTAAATTTTCTTTGTTGTCTGCGGTTTGTTCTTCTTGCTTGATCGGTTTGTATAGGCTTTTTAGTTGTTCTTCAAAAATTTCGCTTTGCGTTTTTTCGTTTGTCATTCTTTTCCCCTTTCTCTTAGATCACTTTGAAAATGTTTTTTTTAAACGCTTCATCTTCTAGCTTGCCCTCAGCGATTAATTCTTTTCGTTTCAAATTATAAGCGATCTCGTTTTCTATTCTCATCTTATGGCTTAATTTCTCGGCTTCTAACATTAAAGCGTCTTGTAATAATTGCACCTTTTGGCTTTCAGTTGTGACTTGTAAATAGGTTAGCGCTTTCAATTCTGCTATTTTTAAGGCTTTGAGTTTCTCAGCTTCTTTTAAAGCGTTATCAATGCTTTCTTTAATGTATTTTTGCAAAAACTCGCTTCCAAGCTCTTTTAAAAACATTTCTTTTAAATTTTGATTAATGACGCCGTAAAACGCTTTCGGTTGCGCAGCCAAAAAACTAAAATCTAAATTCTTAATCACGCTTTCAATGATAGCGTTTAGTTTGGTTTCTAAAATCCCTAAAATATTACTTGTTAATGCGTTTGTAGTTTCGTGCGTGGTTTTGCTTACAATTTCTTTTTTAGCTTCTTTAAGTTCGCTCTGTAATTCTCTATCGCTTAAAATCGCATCTAACTCGCTTTTAATATCGTTTTTCAGTTCTTGCTTTAAGGCGTTGGTGATCGCTGGCTTGTCAAACTGGCTTAATAATTCGTTGTGTATTTCTTTAGTCAGCTTTTCCTTATTGATAAGTTCTTTAACATTTTTTTTTACGATTAAAGGCATTTCTACTAATTGGCCGTTCAAATAGCCTTGAAATTCGTTTTTTAAGCTTTCTAAATTTTCGTTAGCTTTTTGATTGATTAGCTCGCTTAATTCGTTTCTTGCTAATCCTAACACTTCATCATTTTTTTGTTTGAGAGTTTCGCTTTCGTTAATAAGTTCTTGTATTTTATTATAGAGTTTCATTTTTTTTAACTCCTTGCTATTTTTTTACAAAACATTTTACAAAAATGAAAGTTTATTTTAAGGGTTATTTTTCTTAAAAGCGTTAATCAGCGCTTCATAGCTTTCTAACTTCGCTTCGCATGTGTTGTCTTTAATAGTGATTTTACGGTATTTGTCTTTAATCTTGGTAGCTTCTAAAAGCTTGTTAGTCTTGTATTGTTGGCTTTCTAATTCTAGCGTTTTGATCGTTTCATTTTGTTTGATTAAATGCGCTTCGCTAGTGCTTAGCCTTTCGTTCGCTAACACTAATTTAACCTTTAGGTTACTATTCAAAATTAACAAAAAAACGATGATAACATAAGGCATAACCCCCCTAAAAACCCTAAAAATCAAATCATAAGGCATTATAATCTAAACATAGGATTAGCGTAAATCGCTTTAAATTCCTCTTTAGTGATGGTTTTCTTTGGTATTATTGGCGTGGGTAATGCGTTTTGTGTGGGCGGTGTAGGTGTTAGCGTTGTTTTCATAGCGTTATTATTATCCACGCTTGCGATCGGTTTAGCGTTTGGTGTTGCTTTTTTTAGCCACTTGTATTGATCTTTGTTCAGCTTGTTTTCAAGCTCTAAGGCTTTCGCTCTTTGATCGTTTAGTCTTTTATTTTGCCTGTGCGTCTCTTCATTCATGATCTGTTGTCTTTTAGCAAAATCCATGTTTTGCTCGGCTTGTTTTTTTTGCAAGTCAAACGCTTCCGCTTGTTTCTTATCGTTCGCTAAATCTCGCATTTTTTGATACCTTAACGCTTCATCTCTTATTTTAGCGTTATCAAAAAGGCTTCCTGCATTAGCGATCGTGTTCGCAAAATTGCCCATGCTTTCATTCAGTAATAAGTTAGCGTATCGTTGGTTATTCAACGCTTGATTAAATCCCTCTAATCCACCTCTGCCCGCTGTAATGCTTTCAAAATAAGCCATGTTATTGGTTCGTCCTTTCTTTGAGTTTGTTCGCTATCACGCTTATAGTGATGTTTTTAGTTAATGTTGTTTTAGTGTTGCTCGCTTTAAAAGTGATCGTGTGCTTCCCTACTTCACCGCTTCTAAACAAACACACGCTACCGCTCGCTATTATTTCATTTGCTTCATTATAAAAGCCTTCTGTCGCATTGGATAAAGTGCTAAAACCCCATAACCTAATTGGCGCGTCTTTCAACACTTCTAATTTGTCGCTAAAAACCTGTATAGAATTAACCTCGCTTTGTTCGTTAAGCTTCTCTAATTCCTTACTCAAATTATTTAAAATATTTTTGAGTTCGTTTGTTTGTTCTTTTTCTTGCACGCTAACACTCGTTTTGTTGGTTAATGAAAGTTGATCGTATTCACTGCCGATCTGGGCAATGATTTTAAACGCTGTTTCAAAATTATGAAATGTGATCCCATTAGCGGCGTTCGCTTGCACTTGTAACAAGCTTACAAATGCGTTCGCTCGGTTGATCATGGCGTTATCTTTTAGGCTTTTTAGCATCGCTTGGCATTGAATAAGCTTGTTTAAGGTTTCGGCTTTTGCGTTTTGTAAATTCGCTTGCATCCCTAAAAAATCCATTTGCATTTTTGCTCTTACCTGCTCGCTTTGCAAATCTTGCGCTTGTTCGTTTAAAGCTAACTGCTCGCTCTGTAAAGCCGCTTGCATGCTTGTGGTGTTCAAATCTTTGTTATTAAAATTTTGCTTCTGTAAGGCTTCTTTAAATAAAACAAAATTTCTTATAAACCGTGTTGTATCCATTTTAAACCTTATCTACCACTTTAAACAAAAAATTATTAATTCCCTTGTCTTTGACTAAATCAAAAAACTTTTTTACCGCTTCGTTGCTTTTGTAAATCATCTCTTCATCGTGTTGCATCCCTAACAAAACACACCCTAAAGTATCATGCGCGCTATTTCCTACATGGATCAAAATCTTTCGGTTTTTGAAATCCTTATTATTTGGATCTACTAGTTGTAACACTTCATGGCGTTGGTTATTGCATTTTTTATTTTGGTATTCTTTTGGCACCGTGCAACTCGTATCGCTCCACTCTAATTCGTAATCTCTAGCGACGATCGGCTTGTCTAAATTCGGCGTATCCGTTGGCTCTCCGCTGTTTTCTAATGAAAAGCAACTAAGTAAGGCGTTTTGTTTTTCATAGTGTTTTAGGATCGCTTGATCGCTTATACCTTGATCGTGCGTGCTTTCAAACACTCTAAAACTCCCTAACATGCCGCTTTCTTTCTTGTTTTTCCTAACAAGCGCTTTTAAATCGTGTTTTCTTTCTAGTAAGACTAAATACATTAACTTCCTTTGTTTCTTGGTATTTAATCATAGTTTAAGCGTGATTTTAAGGGTTAGGTTTTGTTTTTGTGCAAAACTTCAAATCGTTTTCTAGCGTTTCAGTATAAATCAATAACGCTTTTAAGTATTCTAACGCTTCTAAATGCTCGCTCGGTCGTGTTGGCATTTCAATATCGCATTTCACCGGCACTTTAATCTCGTGATAAACCACCTTTTTAGCGCATGCATTGAAGATAACGCTAACACACAACGCTAAAAAGTAAAGCTTCATTCTAAAATTTCATAAACTAGCGCTTGAGAATGCTTGTAAAAAACCCAGTCGTTATTATAGTCTTTCGGGATGCTTTGCGTGGTTAGATTAGCAAAACGCGCATTATTTAAAAAGCTTGTTTCAAACCCTCCCGTGTTGCTCGTATAATTCACATTAATCCATAGATCTTTATGCTTCCTGGCAAATACCGCTATTTTGTAATTCGCTTCATCGCTTTGCGTCTTAAACGGGCTATTAACTCTATAAGTGCCTATGATTTTACTACCGCTGCCCAAGAGAGCGGTTTTATTTTGATAAAAGCTATTAATGATCGGATACGCCTTATTATTAGCTTTCAAACATAACACCATTTCGCCCATGCTCTCGCTATAAAGCCCATTTGTAGATACCTCGTAAGGCATGCTAAATTGCACGATATAGCTTTTATTATTTTCTAGCACGATATTAGCAAACTCAAATAATTCCATAAATTCGTCGCTTTCATTTTTGAAAAAACTTTGACGCCCGTAAACATAAATCCCTAAAAATTTCAGATTCACGCCTTGGATTCGTGGCGTGTTTAGTAGGTTTTGCGTGTTAGCTTTCAGTTTTTCTAATTCTAACGCTAGATTATTTTTAACTTGTGTGAGTTCCGCTATAAGTTGCGTTTTTAGCTCGTTCCCTGCTTCGTTTAGCTTTTGCGTTTCGCTACTTCCAACGCTTTGTATTTGTGGCTTTAAAGCTTGCGTTAGATTATCTTTAGCTTGTGTGAGTTCCGCTATAAGTTGCGTTTTTAGCTCGTTCCCTGCTTCGTTTAGCTTTTGCGTTTCGCTCGCTCGCGCGCTTTGTAATTCTATATTCAATAGCGCTTCTAACTCTTGCTTTTTAGCTTCTAAACTATTCGCTAAAGCGTTAATTTTAGCTTTTAGTTCTTGTTCGCTCACTTCATAGCCTGCTAAGGCGTTTTTCATCGCTTGAACTTTTGCTATGATTTCTAAATCGTGATCGCTAAAGTTTTTTAATAAATCTAATTGATTTAAAACCTTTGAAATTTCATACACCCCCTCTAAACTAGAATAAACCTGCTCTTTAAAATTGCCATTATTTAAAGCGTTTTCTAAATTTTTTAAATCAATTTGATAAATCCCCTCTAAACTAGAATAAACCTGCTCTTTGAAATCCCCGTTATTTAAAGCGTTTTCTAAATTCCTTAAATCCATTTTACAACCTTTTTTTTAAACTATCTAACGCTAAAGCGCTCACGCTCTCCGCTCCTAAATACCCCACGCCTCCACTAATCGCTACGCATAAGCTTGTGGGTAAATTAAAAAAATAATCCGTGATTTCGTAACTAATCCAAGTTATCAACATGCTCGATCCCACGCCTTGAATAATATAGGCCACTTTTTCAGTCTTATTTCTAAACTCTTCGCTCCTAATGCTTCTCAAAACATACAAAAACCCCACAAACAAACCAACCATTAACACCAAAAAATACGGTATGAGTTTAGAGATTTCAAACCCTAAAACGATCAAATGCTGTTGCACTGTCTTTTTTTCTTATGTTCTAAATTTTCCATGCCTTCTAAATGTTTGTTAAATAAAATCGTAATGTCTTCTAACAACTTCAAATTATTTCTAATTTCAGTTTCTAATTTTTCGGTTTTGTTCATGTCGTTAATGATCAAAACCAGTTCAAAAATTTCCAACAGGCAAAACAAAAACACCACTGCGGGGATTACTTTCACAAATCTTTCATTCCACATGCACTAATCCTTAAATGTCAGCGTTTAGGTAACTCAGCTCTAAATTTTCTAAAATTTCGCTATCGCTTTGTTTCTTGCTCTTGATTTTAGCGATGAAGTCCCTATAACCTTTATTTTTTAAAACCGCTACCGCTCTTTTTTTATCCTTTTTAAACTCTAAACGCCTTTTTTTAATGTTTTCAATATTTTTAAAATGTTTAATAAGATTTATATTTTTCATTAAAACCCTTTCTTTTTCTCTTATTTAACAATAATCAAGCGGGATTTTTAAGGGTTATGTTTCGCTAAATCCTCCATGTCGGTTTGGATTTAAATCTTCCGTTATAATTTTCTTTAATCTCTCGTTTTAAAGGCGCTTTCACGCTTTCATGCGTTAGTGCGCTAGCTAGCGCGTCTATGCAATCATCTTTTTTAAACGGCTTGTCCGGATTAAAGCTAAAAAGCTCTTTTTCTATCTGTTCGGTGTTGTTGCTAGAATGGCTAAACACTAAAAAGCCCGTATTGTAAAAAGGCCTTATCGCTTTGATTTTATCAACTTTGGAAATCTTTCGGCTTGGCGTGTAGCAAATAATCTCGTCGTTTAATAACTCTTTATTGTTTTCTTTGTTTTGTTGGTTGTGTCTAGCTAATGCGACTAAAAGCAAACGATACAAAACTAAACCTCCGCCATCACTCTCTATGAAGGTTTTTGCGTCCTTATATTTTTCTTTAGCCGCTAAAATGTGTTTAATGGTTTCTTCTTCGCTCCATATCCCAAAAAAACAATCTAAAACGATATACCTAACGCTTTCTTTGTAATTTTCCACGCCCACAACCACGATAGCCCTATTATCAGCGTTCTGGCTCAAGCTTAAAGCGTTATCTACAAAAATATAAGTATTCATCTCCCCTAATTCGTGCGTGAAAACCTTGCTAAAATACTGCGGATCAAAATACCCACCACTGCTAACGATAGGATCTTGTTGATATTGGGCGCTAAATTCATCGTTGCCCATTTGCAACCTTAAGGCTTCTAATTGCTCCTTATTGTGCTTTTTTTCAAAAAACGGCGTATCTTTCTCTCTTGTATGTTCAAAATCCTTTATTTTGTAGATTTCTTGGTTTTCATTCAAGGCTTTAAGCTGTATGATCTTCCATTTTTTGATCGTTTCAATATCAAACTCCCTCTCGCTTTGTAAAAACCCGCATAAATCATTACTCCCTAAGCGCTGCATGAGAATTGTGATGTTAGAGTTAGTGTCTTGCAAGCGTGAGATAACGCTTTCTTTGAAATTCATATTAACGGTATTCACTTCTTTTTTAGAACTCATATCGCTAACCTTGATCGGATCATCAATGAGTATCTGGTTAGCATGAAATCCGGTAAGCGCGCTTTTTAAAGTCGTTACAAATAAGCCTCCACCCTCTCGTAAAATAAACTCCCTTGAGTTGTTTTGCAAAAACTCTAAAGGCTCATCAAAAAAAATACTTTTATAAAAAAAGCTCCCCATCAAATCCCTTACCTGGTTAGCGATCTTTCTGCATAACTCATCACTATAAGAAATGTAAAAAATTTTTTTAGTCCTATCTTTTCCTAAACTCCACGCTATGAAGCATCTTGCTATAATTTCGGTTTTCCCATAGCTTGGAGGCATGTTCAAAATCAAGCGCCTTATAAGCTCATCGCTTTGGCATGTGTTTGGTTGCGTGCATTCTAAAACTTTGCATAAATATTTAATGTGCCAGTTATTTAAAAACGGCTTATTTTCGTATCTCTCCCACTTCAAGCGCACGAATTGATAAAAATCACGCCGTGCTAGTTCTCTTAACGCTAGTTCTTTTAAAGCTTGTTGCTTATCCATTAGCTAGCGCTCCAAAAGAAAAACAAACCGCTAGAATAAAGCTAAAACCTAACGCTACAATTAAAGCGCTTATTCCTAGCATTTCTAAAATCCTATTTAGCATTTTTTAGCCTTTCAATAATCCAAATTCTGCGCGCTTGGGTATTTGCGCCATGTCGTTTTATCGCTTGTTTTTAATTTCTTTGTGGGCTTGTTAGCGGGCGTTTCATTATTAGCGTTGTTAGCGTTTTCTTGTTGCATTTCGCTAATCGCTACCGCTTGGTTAATTTTTTCGCTTTCGTTCGTGGTTTGTGATAGCGCTCCTTGTTGCTCGTATTTGCTCGCTTTAGCTTGTAATTCCATGATTTCAGCTTGTAATTTTTGGATCTGTAAGGCTTGGATTTGTTGGTTATAGGGTGCGTTCGCTTTTGCATTTTGCTCTTGTAAAGCGTTAGCGTTTTGTATCGCTTCTAAAACATCGTTAGTGATTGGGCTATCCATGTCGTTTAGCATCAGTGGTACTAAACTTGGCACTAGATCCGGTCTTATAGGCGCTAAAATCTTTAATAGTTCATTCCAGTTATACCATTTTTCATCTCGGCTATCCGTCTTTAATTGCGACTTTAAAATCAGGTCAAATTTAAGCGGTCTTATCTTATTATCATCGCTAGAATTAATTTTAAAATACCTATCTCCTAGCTTCCTATCAACGATTTTAAAAACCTGTTCTTTAGTGAAATATTCGCAAATGAAGCTAACCGCTAATCTAAACACCAGCCGATCCATATCGTCCGTTGCCTTTAAGAAGGTTTGTAAGCCCATCAGCCCGCTTTCTTTCCTTTGCGCGATCGCTACCCCACTCTGTCTATTCACTGCCATGCCTAAGCTTTCATCGTTCAAGCCTGCTAATAGCCTTAATAATTGGCGTTTTTGTTCGGCTTTTTGGCTTAAAGCGCTCAAGTCCGCTTGATTGTTCATAAATTGGATTTTTTGGTCTTTTAACGCGTTCGGTCTTACCTTAGCGATCGCATTGTCTAAGCTCATGGTTTCTACAAATTCCGCTACATCCACCACGGCGTCCTCTTCAAACATCGCTTTAAAACTCCCCATCATATTGCCCATGCGGTTTTCAGCGTAGTTAATGAAATCTTGCATGGGCTTAATGTCCCTAAACAAGCCGTAGTAATGGTTCAGTTCGTCCATGTATAGCTTGGCTATAATAAAAGGGCATGCGCCGTTTTTGAAGGGTTTTTTTTCGATCTTGTAAATTCCAGCGTTTTTGCTCCACAAATACCTATTCCATTCGTAGCTTTGCGTTTCTTCATTGTATTCTTTGTACCAGCTTTCAATCACGCTCGCTATTCTTTCGTGATTCACGCTAGAATAATTAATAATCACGCTATCACCAAACAATAGTAAAGCTTCTTGCTCGTTGACATACTCCCCATAGCTAAAGCATGAGAAAAATTGGGATCAAGCAAACTCAGCCTACTAGGTAGGTCTTACAAATTCTACCCCAAGGATTGATGCCCCAACCCTATGAATATTAATAGCCGCATTTAAATCCCTGTCTAGTTCCAATCCGCAATATTTGCAGTGGTATTCTCTTTCTTTATCTGTTTTGCCTAATTTTTTAATGTCTTTATTAAAGTTTTCATCAACAAATAAGCAATTAGAACAAGTCTTAGAGCTAGGATAAAATCTATCAATCTTAACGACATGAGCCTTGTTTTCAAGGATTTTCACAAACTCGCTAAAAGCTAGATCGCTCACTTTCCTGCCCCAAAGTTTTTGCATAGCTTTCATGTTCAAGTCTTCAATGAAAATGCTTTGGTATTTTCTGCTTAACTTCAAAGCCAATTTATAAAAGAAATCGGTTCTTAAGTATTTGATTTTTTGGTGCAGTTGGGCTAGTTTCTTTTTAGCTTTTTTAAAGTTATTAGAACCCTTAACTTTCTTGCTAAGGTTTTTACTAAGTCGCTTAATCAAAGGCAAGTATTTAGAGAAAAATAAAGGCGATTCTATCTTGGTATTGTCAGATCCGGTTAAAAAAGTCCTTAACCCAAAGTCAAAGCCCACGCTTTTATCGCATGCGGTTTGCTTGTTAGGGTTATTTTCTAATTCACAGACTAGACACAAGAAATAATCGCCCATATTATCTCTTTTAATGGTTAGAGTTTTTACTTTCCCTATCAAAGCATAAGTTTTAATGAACTTGTAGCTATAACCATTAAAAGAAACAACATTGTCTTTTATCTCAAACCCCACTCCCTTATTCAACCCTGTCTTTTTATCAAGTTGGCTTTTGAAAGTGAAAGATTTGTAGTTGGCTACTTTTTTAAATCGTGGCAATTTGGCTTGTTTCTTAAAGAATTTTTTAAACGCCTTATCTATCCTTTCAGTTAAATCTTGTAGGGTTTGTGAGCCTAGTGTTTTTAAAAAAGCATAACGATGGGTCTTTTTCAATTTGGTGGTGTGTTTTTGCAAATCGTTAAGCTTTAAATACTTTTTGAAAAGTCTATAATAGCGTTTGTGCAAGGCAATGCAATGATTATAAAACACGCCATAACGCCTTAATAGTGTGTCTATACGCCTATTCTTATCGTTCTTATAGAGCTTTTGTTTGTAGGTTATCAACATAACTTTTCCATTTTTCTTTTTGCTTAGGGCGGTTGCTGTTTTGTTGGTTTTCAATGTATTGTTTGACAACATTCAAAGGCGCACCCCCCACTGTTGAAATGAAACAGGAATTGGTCCATAAAGTAGGTAGTTTTGTTTTTAAGTGGTTAAATTCTTGTCTTAATATCCTACTGCTACGACCTTTAGCGGTTTTAATGAACTTCATCACTCCAAAGCTTGGATCAATGTCAGCTAAAATGTGGATATGGTCTTTATCGGTTTGCATCTCTATAATCTCTACTCTTAATTCTTTAGCCACTTCTTGAATGATTTCTTTCAATCTCAT